ATGGACATCAACCCCAACGCACCCGGCAACATTTCGCAAAAAGGTAAGGCAGGCGCGACCGACAATGAAACCGGGTTCGACCCCAATTCCGAAACCCATGTCGACCCTACGGTCGATTCGCGGCACCCGGCCGAGAACACGCGTGACCCGAATACGCGCAAGTACGACGTGGATGACAGGGACGGGCCGAACCCGGGCGACGGCGCCATCTGAAGGCTTCATCGCTGTCACAGGCCCGTGAGAGCGGGCTTGCCTGCGATAGCGTCCGGCCCGCTACTGCCTGTATCGCGGGCAAGCCCCGCACCAGGGGCTTGCATCGGTCTGTCTGACCAGCGTGGATCCTAACGGTACGGCGCCTGCAGGTGGCGCGACGCATTCCTTACTGGACAGGTACCAATTGCTCACGCTGAGCGGCACTGAGGTCATCGATCACACCCACCTTGAGCGTGTCCGGCTTGGCGTTCACCAGAGGCTGACCCATGTCCGCCGAAGCGTATTCCGGCAGTTTGTACATGGCGCCGGTCAATGGGTCGACGATCAGCATGCCGATCAGCCCCCCGACCAGGATGTTGCCCCAGTACCAGCCACTCAGGCTGGAATCGAGTTCGACGGTCCTGTCCGGGTAGCCGTCTTTCTTGAAACGAAGCGTGTAGGTCTGGCCGGTGAAATAGCCCTTGCCGGACTTGAGCGTGACCGTGCTCGGCGTGTTGCCGGTGTGCACCACGGTGCCGTTCTTGTCAGTGATCTCGAACGCCGCGCCCGGGGGTGCACTGGACACCACCACCGGATAGCGCGATTCACCCACGATACTGGCGCAACCCTGAACGCCGATCATCGCTGCAACGACCATTGTCCCCATCATCTTCCGAAACATCGACACTCGCTCCTGTGCGCCTTCATTGGCCTGGCCATGGTTTGGCCGGGGCGCATTGTAGCGATCAGATAGCAAAATGCTACTTTCTTTTTATAACAATACGTTAAGGCTGATAGTGGGAAGCTGAAGGCAGCCTTCGACATAAATATGACGCCATTATTCATGGGCCTGTTCGTTGATGAAACGAGGCGCCCCTGGCACGCGCAGCCCGTCATATTCCTGCGCGCATTGAAGCCCGGCTATTCGGGCCTGGTCATACGCGTTCGCCAGTTCTCCCGCTCTTGCATCAGCCCGTGCGAGCAGGTCGGAGAGCACCAGAGCGGCGCGGGTGGCTGCCTGGCCTCGGGCGAGAGCGGCGGGATCCGTGCCGGGGCAACGGACGCTGGCGGCGAGTTGGGCGGCGTCGTGCTGCAGCCGCTGGCCAGCAGCATCGGCGCCAGCAGCGCCAGCGTCGGCCACCTGGTGGTGTTTGTGTGCATGGGCTCTCGCCTCCTCCTGCGCCTGGGCGCGGCGTTGTTCTTCCTGGCGTGCATCGTGCTGGCCCTCGGTCTCGGCCAGGCGATCGCTGCTGTCACGTTGCGCCCAGGCTGCCTGGGCCTCGGTGCGTGCTACTGAAAGCCCCTGCCGATAGGCGCCCCAGCAGGACGCCAGCACCAGGGCCAGCAGACCAGCCCGTAACGGCCAGATCATGCCAGCGCCCGTCTTACGCCTTCGTCGATGACCGCCGGCCGGTACGGGTTACCGCCGTTCTCATGGACGATGATGCCCACCACCATGCCGCGCAGGGTGACGGGATCCTGGATGTTGATCGGCGCCGCAGGGGGCACGCCGAGACGCGTGGCGACGGCCTGAGCGTAGGCCTGAGTGTCGTTCTCGTTGCTCGGCGCCCAGCGGGCGATGGTTTCGAGTACCGTGTCGATGCCCGGCCCGCCGACACCGGGCAGGCCGTCCTTGCCGCGGTAGTTGACCAGCAGCTTGCCCAGGGCGCGGATGCCGTTCTCGGGGGAGTCGAAACGGGCGAAGCGCGGGTTGGCCACGCCTTCCTCCAGGCCCAACTGGCCGACCCAGGCGTTGCGTGGGTTGAAATCGATGTTGCCGGGGTTGTTGTTGCGTACACCGCGTGCGGTCATGGGTTTTCTCCAGGCATGAAAAAGCCCGCGCAGGGCGGGCTGGGTGAGTGCAGCGGGCCGTCAGGCGGCGTTGTCAGCTTCCGCCTCGGCTTCCGGCTTGGGCTCGGCCGGTTCCTTGGCCGTGATCGACACCTTGACCGTGTACTCCTTGAGCACCTGAGCGGTGAAGACTTGGGCCCTTGGGAACTGACTCAGGATCTCGCGAGCGCGGGCGTCAGCTTCCTCCTGGGTGGCGTAGCGGGTCGAGTTGGCTGCGTCGTAGCTGTTGGTAGCGTTGATTGCGATATAAGGCATTTTTAAACTTCCTGGTTGGTGGTTACAGCAAATTAGAAACGTCTAGGGTCATCCAGTAACCGTCTGGCATTGCGGTAGATGGGTGAACATTTCCTTCATTTTGGTCTACAAAGTCATTAAATATCGCCAATGGAGTTATCGTAACCGTCGTAGAATTCATTCTAACAAACCCCAATCCTTGAGAAACTATTGTGCTGTGGGGGTTGGGAATACCAATTCGCTCCGAGTTGAATATCCATGGCTGCGATGCGATTACTACTGCTGGCAGTGTACCCGGATATGAAGTATTCACAGCCGCCTGATCGCTCTCACTATTAGTGTACTGAAAATTTATCACTTTCATATACCGCATTCTTGAATCAAATGCGACTTCACCAGTGCCAGGTTTTCTAATAATTAACTTTGGCCAATCAAGATTGCCGTAGGCACCATATTTAGCTAGATCAAAGTTCCAACACTCTATTGTTGCATAACCTCGCACTGCAATTATACTATATGTGACGAACCCAGGAGTATATCTAACGCTGTATATGGCTACATCGCTACTGGATCTAATCGCGAGTACGCTTTGATCATTATTAAAGGTTACATCCACAGTTGAAAAGAACTGATGATTTTCCGCCCCCGTGGTTACCACCTTATACTCGCGTAAAGCCAGGTTGGCATAACTCTCATCAACAAGCAGAACCTTGTTGCCATTCCTAATCCTGGCTCGTGCCATTAGTAGTACCCCCAAAGGATAATCGTATTAGGTGGCATATTCTCCCAATACAACGATTGCCCATCTAGTATAAGCTTTGTTCCATACCCGCGATCAGTGTAATAACCAGGATGGCGAGCATAAAACCAAAATACACCCTCACTAGGGGGGATCGCCCATCTACCGGCCCCGGATATTTCAAAAGACCCCATAAATCTCGTGATTCTGGTAGCAAGGCTTATGAGTGTGGCGCCCGTGTCGGGACGCCTAATTACCAGACCCGCCATAATTAAAGACTCAACTCAATAGCGATGATGCCATCACTGACCATAAATATGCCGTCCTCCCGCATGTGAATATAACGACCTGACCTGGCATTGTTTTGGATGATGATTTCTCCTCCATTGAAGTTCAGGGTCATGCGAGGGGCGCCGTAGGATGTAAGCGCCTGCGATCCGATCGTGCTGCCCACAACCGCACGCTGCACCGCCAGGTTCGAGATCAGCGCGTCGTTGATGAACACCTGGCCGTTCTGGATTGCAAAAGGCGTGATCAGGCCCTCACCCACCGGGTTCATCACCACGAACCGGTCAGCCTTCACCACGAAGCTCGACTGGAACGTGCCGGCGTTGTTGTCCAGGCCAATGCCGAACCCGGCCGCATAGTGAGTTCCGCCCGCCGACGCCTGGAGGCGCACGGAGAAGCTGGTGTTCACCTTGCCGTCCAACTTGACCACCGCGTCGGACACGGTCTTGACGGTTCCGTTGGTGGTGTCCAGATTGGTCTGCACCTTGTCGGTCTTGGAGGCCTGAGCTTTGTCGCCCTCTACCCTGAGCCTTGCTTCTTCGGTGACATTGCCGTTTGTCTTGCCCAGCTCGCCCGTCAGCTTGGTCACGCTGTCAGCAGTAAGCTTCAGGTCGCCTCCTTGCTGGGTTACCGCGGTTTCGAGCAGAGAAACTGCCTGGGCCGAAGCCGCTGCCGAGCGCCGGCCGATCGCGATATAGGCAATGTCGATCTCACAGGCCGTGTTGGCGCTTCCGGTCATGTCCAGCCGAATGGCGTAGATACCCGTCTTGCCCACCCACTGCGTATTGCTCGACAGGTCCACTTCGATGTCCTGCCAGTCGGTCGAGGACAGGCTGATCGAGAAGTCGATACGACGGTTCTCCGCCAGCCCGCCGTCCTCGTTTGCCCAGTACATGGCGGCCCGATCTCGCGTGGTGTTGCGACGACGAAGACGGATGCGCAGGTAAGGGTTCTCGGCTCCGACGATCTTCCCGAACGTGTTGGTCGCCTGGAGGTTCGTCGGTTTTTTGATCGTGGCAAACGCTGGGCCCGCAGTAATGGTTCCGTCAGCAGCATTCGCGACCCAGCCGCGTACAGAGTTGATGAACTCCCAGGAAACGCCGGCCACAAACGGCTGCGCACTGCCAATTGAAGAGCCCAGCACTGTCAGCTGGCTGGCCTGGGTGGAGAGTCCGTCCTCCGTGTCCTTGACCCGCGTCGTGAGGTCGGTGAGCGCTTTGGCGTCGGCCTTGCTGCCCAGTTGATTCAGGGCATTCTGGGCCGCTGCCGCCGCATCGGTAGCCACCTTGTCGGTTACGGCGGCCCAGGCCGAGCCATTCCAACGCTTGGGGGTGTTGGCCTCGCCCGTGATGTCGATCCACAGGTTCTGTGGCAGGCGATCATCTGCCCCGGGTGCGCCACTCTGGACAATGACCTTGCCCTTGCCGCCCGCGAGTTTGCTGGCGGCATCAGCAGCCGTCTGTGCCTTCGTCACGTTGCCGTCGGTAGTGGTCAGGCTGTTTTGCAGCTCCACGGTCTGCCTGCCCGTGCTTTCGATATCCCTACCCTGCTGCGAAACAACAGAGCCGAGCAACGCGACAACCTGGGAGGATGCCGCCACAGACTTGCGACCAGCGGCGACATAGGCAATGTCGACTTCAGCCTTAGTGTCGCTGGTGGTCGTCATGTCCAGGCGCAGCGCGTAAATGCCGGTCTTGCCCACCCAGGCTGAATTGCCTGACAGGTCGATCTCGATCTCCTGCCAATCGCTTTTGCTCACGTCGACGTCAAAGGGCATCATGCGCGTCTCGGCCAACCCCCCATCCTCGTTCGCCCAATACAAGCGGCAACCCACACGCGTCGTGTTTCTACGCCGCATGCGGAACCTGACGATGGGGTTCTCTGCGCCGGAGAACTTCGCAGGATTGATGTTCACCTGAAGGTTGCTATTGCCGCCCCGCATCGTTGAAAAGAGCGGTCCCGGCGTCAGCGTGGCGTCAGCTGCCGTGGCGTACCATCCCAGATTGTCGTTGAGCATCTCCCATGCTCTACCGGCAACGAAATTGCCAGAGCTCAGGGTGTTCTTGAGCTGCGTGATATCCACGCTCTGACTGGTTAGCGACTCCTCGGTCTTGGTGACCCGCGAAGTCAGCGCAGTGGTCGCCGAGGCATTGGCGGCCGCCTGTGCTGCATTCACCTGCCCGTTATCGCGCCAGCCTGATACCCGGTCGCCCACTTCGAACTGCATGCGGTCCCACTCGCAGAATCCGGACACCGTATCGCCATTGAATGGCCCCCTGATACGGCAGATGGTGCGTGCCTTGACTGCGCCCATCGGCGATGCAGCGGTTGCGAGAGTGATACGTTGCCAGTTCCCATTCGCCGCGGTGGACGCTGCCCCATCTGTCCTGATGTTCGCACCAGCGGCATCGAACCATTGCACGTACAGCTGCGCGATCATGCCAGCTGTGGCGCGGAAGTACCCGGACATGGCCATGGCCTGCCCGCCCGGTACCGCCGGCCAGTAGGCTCGGTCGGGCGCCAGGTCCACGTAGCTCGACCCGCCGTTGATGGTGAGGTCCAGGCGGATTGCGTTGCCTGCTGGGTCCAGTGTGGAAGCCACCAGGGAGTACGCGAGGTTTGCCAAAGCATTGCCCAGGTCCCATCCAGCTGCCAGACCCGCACGACTAGGATGAGGCGCCTCGAGCGATGGGTTGTACAGCAGGTTCTCGCTGCCGACATTGCCGATGGATGCAGTCAGTTCAGTGACGGACCGGCCAGCAGCGGTCAGGTCGCGGCCTTGCTGCTCAACCGTGCTGCCCAGACTGGACAGCGCACTGGCGTCAGCCTTGTCGCCCAACTGGTTCAGGGCCTTCTGCGCGGCTGCCGCCGCGTCGGTGGCAACCTTGTCGGTTACGGCTGCCCAGGCCGAGCCATTCCAACGCTTCGGCGTGTTTCCACCTCCTGTCGTGTCGATCCACAGGTTCTGGATCTGCTGGTTGATCGCTGAGGGCACGGAGTTCTGCACGATCACCTTGCCCTTGGCATCCGCCAGGCTGTAGGCGTCTTGGGCGGCCTTCTGCGCTTTATCCACATTGCCATTGGTGGTGCTGAGGCTGTTGCTGAGTTGCGTGGTCTGCTGGCTGGCAGAGGTCAGCCCCTGTTCGGTCTTCTCCACGCGCGCGGCCAGCGCTGTGGTCGCTTGTGCCGCCGTGTCGCCAGCTGCGACGACAGATGGCTGGTAGGCCGTGGCGATGGTGCCCTCCTGCAGCTGGGCGTTGTCGACCTCGGCCCAGACAGTCGTCCCGGCAGCGCCGGTGTTGAACACTCGGCAGGCGTAGACGTTGACCTGCGTTGCGGCTGCCGGCGCAGTCCCGGTCAGCGCGTAGCGGACGAAGGTATCGGAGAGCACGAAGCCCTCTTCCGTCGATGGCGCGCTCAAGACGCCGGTCGAGGCGTCCAGGAACTGGAGGTACATGCGCATCCGGCCGCTGCCCCGCGCGTAGACGGTCAGCGTGTAAGTCGACCCTCCAGTGACCTTGACGTTAGGTCTGCCATCGACCGAACTCGAGACGATCTCGATGTAAGCGCCGGCCGCTGGCGTACCAGAGATGCGCGCAGCAATGGTGCTGCTTGTGAGCGCCGACGGCACCAGTGCACGCGCTGCGCTGCCGGTAATGTTCCAGTGCTTTGGCCTGCCGCCGCTGGCCTCCTCCTCGAACGAACTGTTGGCCAGCAGGTTCTCGCCGCCGAGAAGCGGCAGTCCTGCCTCGATCCTGGTCAGGGACGAACCCTGCGCCGACAAGGTGTTGCCCTGCGTCTTCACGTCGTTGGCCAGCTGGGTGACGGTCGAGGCCTCAGCCTTCTTGCTGACGGTGTCCTTGAGCGTGGTCAGCGACTCGCTCTGCGACTTCAGGGTGTCGTCCTGCAGGCCGTTCTTGTCCTCGGTCAGCTTGACCCGACTCGTCAGCTGGGTCAGGGCTTGCGAGCTGGCCTTGCCGTCGATCGCGGTCTGCAGGCCGTTCAGGGTGCTGCCCTGGGACGTCAGATCACGGCCCTGCTGCTCGACCGTCAGCTTCAGCGAGTTGACCGCGCTGGCGTCGGCCTTGCTGCCCACTTGGTTCAGGGCGCTTTGGGCTGCTGCGGCCGCATCGGTGGCCACCTTGTCGCTGACCGAAACCCAGGCAGAGCCATTCCAGCGCTTGGGCGCGTTGGCCCCGCTGGTCGTGTCGATCCACAAGTTTTGCGGGAGGCGATCCGCACCCGCCGGCGCTGCGTTCTGGACGATGACCTTGCCCTTGCCGCCTGCCAGGTCGTTCGCAGCCTGCGCGGCGCCCTGGGCAGCGCTGGCGTTGCTGTTGGCGGTGTTGATGCTGGCCTGGAAACCATCGACCTTGCTCGACGTGGCCGTGACCGTGTCGCCCAGGGTCGTGACATCCATCTGCAACTTGCTGACGGCACTGGCTGTACCGTTGGCGGTGCGCACGGACTGGCCCACGTCTTCCCAGTAGTCGGTGTTCGGCGGCGCCATGTTGACCGGTACCGCCTTCTTGGCCTGGTACAGCTTGCCGTTGGCGCCGAGCACCGCCTGGTCCAGGGCGTAGGTCTTGGTCTTGTTGTAGGGCAGCGCCCCGGCAATCGAGGAGACTTCGCTGATCTGCTTCTGCAGGTCGTCGCGTGCGGTGGTCACTCGACCGTCCACGGCCGTGATCTGGCCTTGCAAGTTCGAACGCACGCCGTCGATCGTGCTGTTGACCTGGATGAGCTGCTTGTTGACGTCGGCCTTGATGGCGTTCGAGGCGGTGGTGACGCGCTCGGTCACCGACCCGGGGCCGGTACCGTCGACCAGGTCGATCCGCTCGTTGAGCTTCTGGCCTATGGCGCTCTCGGTCACCTGGCCCTGGATCTGCTCGAGGATCGGCCCAGCATCCGCACTCGACACGCCGGTCACCAACGTGGTGCCGCTCGGGAACCACACCCCCACATTCCCCGACTTGTCGACCAACCGCGCCCAGAAGTAGAACCGCTGCCCGGCGCGAAGGCCCTGCAAGGTGTGCCGATCCTGCGGATACGCCAGGTCAGCCAGCTTGGTAGCCTTGTCCAGGTCCGTCCCCTCGCTGTACCACAGCTCGGTGCGCTGGGTGTCCCCTGCCCCTGCCGGGAAGCCCCACGTCAACCCAATCCCGAAGATCAGGCTCTCCGTCGTCAGGCGCGTGAGGGCAGGTGGCGCGCCTTCCTTGCCCTTGAGCGAGGTCAGCGCCGAATGCGTCCAGGACGAGGCCAGCTCGAACGCGCTGATCGCACGCACGCGTGCCAGGTAGGCGCCTGCGTAGATGCCTGGCACGTCGACCGAGGTCATGCCGGTGCGCGGCAGGCGGATCCAGTTGCCGTTGTCCCTGCGCCATTCCACGTCGTAGCCGGCCGCGCCTTCCACGGCCGACCACTCGAGGGTCAGGGTGCTGACCGCGATGCCCTGGTCGATCCGGTAGCTGGACGACAGCGTGAGCTGCGCCGGGGGTTGCACGGTGCCGCTGGGCAGCACGCTGATCGGGCGCTCGTCGAGCTTGGCGCCGTTGTCGATGGCGGCGAACTTGCTCGGGTTGAACTCGAGGGCGGTGATGGCGTAGTGGCCGTCCTCGGTGCGGGTAGTCTTGAGCACCCGGAACAGCTGGATGGCCAGGTCGTCATAGTCGATCGCCCACTGCAGCTGTGGCTCGGGCTGCACGGCATAGGCGGTGGTGACGGTCACCGCACGGCCGGTGACCGCGGCCACGGTGCGTGCCTGGGCGGTGCCGTTGGGCAGGTTGACCACCAGACGATCACCGGCTTTGATTGGCGTGTCGCGGTCCAGGGTCACCACGCGCCCTTCGGCGGCGGCGATACGCCCGCCGTTGGGCCGGCCGGCGACCAGTTCGTCCGCCACCGGGATGACGAAGCCGGGCAACGGGATGCGCCCTTCCAGGCCGGTCTTGAAGGTGACGGTGCGGTCCTGGTCGTTACTCAGCAGGGCCCACTTGCCGCGACGTTGCGCCTCCGAGGCACGGGTACAGCCGATGGCGGAAATCTCGACCGGCCGGTCGCGATAGCGACGCTGCAGCGCCAGGTCGGTCACCGGGATCACATCGGTGTCGTAATTGTTGGCGGGGTTGTCGTAGCTGACCAGTGCCCGGCTGTAGTGGGTGTTGCGCTCGGCACCGCCGTAGACGAAATCGCCGTCGATGACGTTGGCGCGGGTGAACACGTAGTCGATGTCCTGGGCCCGTGGCATGTCCGCCTGCATGAACAGCGCGCCATGGGCCCAGTACACCATGCCACGGTAGATGGCCGACAGGTCGCGCAACAGCGTCCAGGCCTCGGCGCGGCCTTGCAGGTTCATGTCGCACAGAAAGCGCGGTTCTTCCCCGCCCTTGCCATCTGGCACCGCCTGGTCGCAGAACTGGGCGATCCGGTACATCTCCCACTTGTCGACCATCCACGGCTTGATGCGCTTGCCAAGGCCGAAGCGGTCCTCGACGCACAGGCCGTAGGTGACGAAGGCCGGGTTGTTGGTCCAGGCGTGCTTGAAGCTGCCGTCCCAGACGCCGTCATAACGGCGGGTCACGGGGTCGTAATTGCTGGGCACCGGCCAGCGTCGCCCCTTGCAGTCGACGGTGACGGCCGGAATGTTCTGGAACTGTTGCGCATCGAACTCGATGTAGAGTAGTGCGGTGTTGGGGTAGCGCAGCTTCTGGTCGATGATCTCCGTGTAGCCGGCGATCGTCATGGTGTCGGCGATCGCGCCTTTGTCGGCGTTGGGCGTCAGCCGGCGTACGCGCATCGTCCAACCGCTGTTAGCAGTTGGCAGGTTGACCCGGACCGAGCGCTGGTAGCCGTTGTTGGTCTTGCCGTCGACCGCGCCACGGTGCGCCTCGACATAGGTGCCACCGTCGGTAGCGATGTCGATGGCGTACTCGATGCGGTAGCCATTGGTATTGCCGTTGCTGTCCTGGCTGAGCAGGCGCGGCCAGGCCATGCGGACGCGCACCGCCGACAGCTGAAGATCGGTCAAGGCACGCGTGAAGGGGGTGTCGCTGCGCAGCTCGACCCCGACGGAGGTTTCGTTTTCCACGGCCGGAATGCCTTGGATGTAGTCCTGCTCCGGTGTACCAGGGCGCCACTCCCACTTCACGCCCGGAAAGTTGAGCGCGCCATTGGCGTCTCGGATCGGGGTGTTGTCGAGGTAGATGTCCTGGTCGGTCGGGATGCCGTCGAATTCGCCCTCGCCCACTGCCAGCAGCAGCTTGGCGATGTTGGTGGACTGCAGGCTGTCGGGTGCTTCGACCGGGGTCTTGGGTTTGCTGGCGCCACCTTTTGCACCCGTGAGGGGCATGTGGGATGTCATGGTCATTGCGGGCCTCTGGAAGAGTGAGTGCCAATGTGGAATGAGGTGGTGCAGGCGTGCGCGTGCAGCAGGCGGCGGCCTTAAGCCACACGGCGCAGTGATCTGCATGGGGAGGTCGTTCGAAGAGGGATGCCTGGCTTCACACGCCCTGGGGCCGAATCACGGCCGGTCCGGTGCACCGGTAGGGATCGCATGGATTGGGCTGCATTACGGGGCTGACAGACCGATGCACTTCCATGTGAGAGCAACTGTCTTTTTCTACTGGGTACATGCCCGACCGCATGGCTGATATGTGGCCTTCCCCGCAACGCAGGCGGTGCCCGACAGGGCCCTATCGCTGGCAAGCCAGCTCCCACCCAGACCTCTGCAGCCGTCGGTGTAGGCATGGCTGCGCAAGCAGCTTGTGGGAGCGGGCTTGCCCGCGATAGCGTCCGTTCCGTCACTGCCTGCATCGCGGGCAAGCCCACAGGTCCTTGGCAGCCGGCCTCATAGGGACGTGATCATGGGTGAGCGGGCCTGCCCGGCGCCACTAGGCCTTGTCCTGCGCCTCGATCGACGCCGAGATGACCGCGCCACCCCAGCGACGCTGGCCAATGCACAGCGCTACCGGGTTGCCACTGGCCGTGGTGTTCCTGGCACTGCCGAAGGCGTAGGACGGCCTGTTTTCCGGCGCAGCGCTCGTGGACAAACCTTGCGGCTGCGGGCTGATCAATTGCAGCGCGCCGCCCACGGCCATGCTGATGCCGATCGTTGCAGCGGTTCCCCAAGCACCGCCCGCCGAAAGTGCCCCCGCTATGCCTCCTGCGGGCCCCAGAAAGGCAACCGCCGCCAGGATCACCAGACCCACGACGATCTGCATGCCCCCTGCACGCTTGCTGCCCCCCACCACGGGCACGATGCGCAACTCGCGTGTGCCGCCTCGATCAAAGACCTCAGGTGTCACGTTCTTGCGGTTACGGAAGATGGCGAAACGCATGCCCAGGCGATCCAGTCGCCTGATTTCGTCTTCGAAGCCGCTCAGCGTAGCTTTCAAGGCCTTGAAGACTTCCCAGGTGTCGCCGCTGTCGAGCTGACGGCGGTGAACCCGGCCGAACCTACGGGCCAATGACCCGGACAACCGGATGTCGGTCATCGGTGTATAAACGATTGCGCTCATCGCGCCTCCTGAGCAGGCTCCAGCTTCGCCAGGGCGGTTCGCCTGCAGGTTGGTCAATGGGTGTCCTGTGCCTCGATGGACGCCGAGATAACCGCCCCGCCCCATCGGCGGCGGCCGATGCACAGGGGCACGGGGTTACCACTGGCCGTGGTGTTCCTGGCGCCACCGAAGGCATAGGACGGCAGGTTTTCTGGCGCGCCGCTCTGCATCAATCCCTTGGCTTGCGGGCTCAACATCTGCAAGGCGCCGCTGATCATGAAGCTGGCGCCGACCTTGTAGAAAAAGGGCGAAGCGGCGGCCAGCGGGGTAAAGCTCAAGACAAAGCCAACCGCGATCAGCACGGCGCCAAGGACGGTCTGGAAGGAACCGCTGCGCTTGCTGCCTTCGGCGATCGGGACGATGCGGACCTCGCGGGCGCCGCCTCGCTCGAATTCGTCCTGGCCGATGTTGCGGCCATTGCGGAAGATCGCGAAGCGCATGCCGAGGCGGTCTAGGCGGCGGATTTCCTCGTCGAAACCGGGCAGCGTCGCGCCCAGTGCGCGGCAGGCGTCCTTGAAGCTTCTGACGTCCAGGCACCGACGATGAATCCGCCCAAAACGTCGCGCCAATGGTCCGGACAGTTTGATGACCGTCATCGGGTCACCGGCAAGCAGGGTTGACATGGCAAGCCTCCGATTGAGTGAGAAACGCCCGCACGGTGGCCACGCGAATCACCGTCTGGTCGAGGACGTGCGCCTTCGCGCTAAGCCTGCTCATCAGGCTCACGCAACGTGGCCAGGTACGCCTGCCCGTCCCAGGTCAATCGACGAGCGATGCAGTCCAGGCCTTCCCCGACGTACTCGGTCACCGTCACCTCGAGGTAACCGGCTTGTTGCAGCAGGAGCATGTGGTACGTCACTGCCTCAGGCGCGTAGCCTTCCAGCTGATCCGGGCGCAGCGTGGCGTCCAGGTCGGGCAGCGCTTCGACTGTGGTGAGCAGCGCGCGGATCAGCTCCATATTTCGTTTCATGCGAACCTCCTCGGTTCAGGGGGTGGCGGGGTCGAGTGGTCGTATGGCCTTGGGCGCATCGCGGTGACGCAGGATCAACCGGGTACGGTCCCGCCAGGGCCCACCGAACACGATGATCTCCGAGGGCCGGCCATACAGGTGGTGCAGCAGGAAAGGCCCTGGCCCATGCACGTCGGTGGGCTCGCCCGGCAGTTGCGGGGTGTCGCCCAGGTAGATGCCGGCATGGTTGGGGTGCGCGGTACGCCCCACGGCCATCACCACCAGGTCGCCGCGCTGGAGCTGGCTGACCGGTTCGAAACCTGCCGCGGCGTAGGCTTCTTCGTACAGGCTGGGCCCCTCGGCGCGCTCCCACCAGCCGTCCTCACGGCCATAGGCAGGGAACGCCAGGCCCCACTCGCGTGCATACCAGTCGGCGCACACCTGCCAGCAATCCCAGGCGCCATGCACGAAGGGTCGTCCGAGCAGCGGCGTGTGCCCGGTAGGAACCAGTGTGCGCAGGTCGTTCTCCGGCCAGGACAGGATGTGCCAGGGCACCCCGGTGGCTTCGCACATGGCCAGGTCGCGGGGCGACGGTCGGCTGGTGGCATCGGGGTGCGAGTGGACGATGCCGATCACCTCGCCCTGCGCTTCGGCGTCGGCATAGGCTTCGGGCGTGATGCGAAACTCCTCGGCCGGCTCGCGGGCGGTGTTTTCGCAGGGCACATAGACCTGACGGCGACCGATCGCCAGCAACAGCCCGCAGGCTTCGCGGGGGTAGCTCTCGGCAGCATGCGCCTGCACGGCAGCCAGTATGTGTTTGCGCATGGTCAACTCCTGGCGATCAGCGAAACGGCAGGAAACCCGCCGAACGACAAGGGATTACCTGGCCCGAAACGCACCACGCAGCCGGAATCCAGGCAGCCGTTGCACTGGTCCCGGGCCGGATCGTCGGTGGGCTCGCCTTCCAGGTCGTAGGCCGGACCGGTGTAGCCGCAATCCGGGCCGCGATAGCCGGCGGTCATCGCCCAATGGCACAGCTGGGTCATCTGCCGGCCGATGGTCTCGCCGCCGACATCGCCGGGGCTGGCCAGCTCCCAGGCGACCGTGGTGCCGTTCTCGCTGACTTTCTGGTCGATGTACCAGACATCGAGGGCCTCCTCGCTGGGGTCGGCCTCGGGGTTGCCCTCGGGGTAGTTGGCCGCATCCAGGTAACGCGCCAGGGTGTGGCGCAAGGTCAGCTTGAACTCCAGCAGGTTGTCGAAGGCCAGGCACAGCGCCGTGATGCGCCCCTCCACGTTGCCGACCGTGAGGGTGGGCCGCACGGCCGTGCCGTCCGAGTTGGCTTCGATGCCGGTGAGCTCCATGGGCCAGGCGCTGTACAGCTGGCCTTGCCACCAGATCGGTCGCGCCGGCAGCTGGTCGGCGGCATCGCCAGCCGCCGCCAGCTGCTCGGGCGTATGGGGGATGGCGTGCCCATGAAAGCGCAGCACGCCGGCGCCGAACGCCGAGCCGTCGAGCTCGAACAACAGCACCTCGCTACCAGGCTCCAGGGCCTGGATCTGTTTGATCAGCGACATGGGCGCTCCTCAAGGGTGGTAGGCCCGCTGGAAGGTCCCGGTCACGGTGAACCGGCCCCCTCCCACGGGCGTGGTCGCGGGATCGGCGCAGGTGTACAGGCCGAGTTCGCCAAGCGGTGTGGTCCAGAGAAAGGCCTTGGCACCGGCGTGGCGGTCGAAGAAGGCCAGGATCGCCTGCATCGTCTGCCTGTCAGCCGTCACGGTGATGGCATGGCTGTCTTCCCGGTTGTTGGGGCCATCGCCGACCACCTGCCGGTAGCCGCCGCCAAAGCGCGCTTGCCGTGTGCGGTACTCCACCGTGGTCGCGCCGCCACGCTGGGTGGGCCAGAGAAATCGTTCGATCGCCATCAGCGTCTCCCCAGGGTGTTGCGATGGCTCACGCCACCGGGCCGCCACGAATCCGCCACGGCCCTGTCTGCTGCCGCTTTCATCTGTTTCTCCATGTTCTGTTGCAACGCCTGTTGATCCAGGCCTTTGCCGGGGTCGCCCGCGCCGGAATCGGCGACGTTGACGGTGGTGCTGACATGGATCGCCATGCCGCTGCCGGTGGCAGGTCGTGCAACGGCCAGAGGGGTGACCAGGCCACCGTCGGCATAACCACGGGCATTGAGGTGGTCGAGGTAGTTGCGCATGCCGGGCTGGCTGACCACTTCGCGGCGCAGGACGAACTCCCCGGCGTGGACGATCCCGGCGGGGTCGTACTTGTTGCCGGGGCCGGTGTAGCCGCCTGCAGAGAACCCCCTGCTCCCGTAGGTCATACCTGACGACGCATTGGCCAGACTGAACATGTCGTTGTCGCTGCCTGCTGCGGAGCCGACACTGCTGCCTGCCCCGGCTGAACCTCCTCCAGCCCATGCACTGATTGCCGTGGTGGCGAGACTTGCTATACCTGATAACAGACCAGAGGCTGCTTGCTGTGCTGCAACGCGCGCCATATCGCTGAGAATGGACCGAGTAAAATCCGTGAACGAAAACTTGCCTGTCATCGCGAACGTGACTACAGCATTCTCCATCGAGCTGAAGGCATTGGTGAATAAAGTCTTCGTCTGCCCCGCCACGTCTTGGGCGTGCTCGAGGTAACTCTGGAATGCCGAAGAAGCGCCTCTACGCCAGTCCCCCCGCGCCTCGTTCATCGCTTCATAATTAGCGAGCACCGTTTCTTTATAAGCAGTTTCGGCCTTGTCCAGCGCAGCGAGATCCGTACGATAGGTGTGTTCATCGTACTGTTGCGGTGAGGCTCTGCGTTTGGCGCCGAGCTTGTCTCTCTCCTCATCGAATCGAGTGGTGGCTGCCTCGGTTTGTGCTTGCACGTTACTCTGCCGCTCGCCTAAACCAAGCGCTTTGGCAGCCAACTCACCAGAGCGCTCCAATGCCTTGCGCTGACGTTCAAGCTGCTCGATAAAGACCTGGGATGCCTCGGCCGATGTTTCCTTGGGCGTGTCCGAGGGAGCCTTAGCCGGAGCGTTGGGAGGTAGAAGCGGTGGACTTGTGCTGACGTCTGTACGAGGCACGCTTGCCACGACGGCGGTCAAGCGAGGGGGTCGTGGGGGGGCGTTCAACGCTTCTTGTGCTCGCTGTTGCGCCTCTTCGAGTTCCTGGCGCTCTCGGCGTGCAGCCTCTGCAGCGCGCCGTGTTGTTTCGTCTCGCTCTTTTTGTTGCAGCCTGAGCAGCCGCAGCTTTTCTTCATCCTCCTCGCGCGTGGTATTACGCGCCATCAAATTAGGATTATCGTCAAAGGCTATGGGAATGCTTGAATAGGCAGTGGGGGTCGCCAGTTTCGTTTCTAGCGTGGCGATTTGCTGCGCTAGCGTGTCCTGCCTACCGATGTCCACGATGGCGTCCAGCGCACCTGCGGCCGCACGCTTGATGGCGTTCCAACGAAGCTCCACGACGTTCAAATGACTGACAATGGAGCCTGCTCGTGTTTGTAATGTCTGTGCAAAGGTCTCCGTCAGCAATTGCGTGGCGCCGATTTCATCCCCCTGCTGTTGAAGTGCCGCGATTTGCGTATAGGTCGACGCCGTCAGAAAGTGATACTGATCGTCAAGCGCCTTTGCCGCACTGACAGGATCTTGGGCAATACGCACAAACTCTGCGACCGTCGACTCGATAGACTTTCCTGTGGCCTCTTCCATTGCCAATGCAGCATTGGCAATGCTCTCAAAACTGCCTTCAGCCAACTGGCCCGTGCCGGCCAGTTGCGTCAGCACACTCGCCGCTTCACCCACCGAGCCGTTCGCAGCGCCAACGCGCACAGCCATGTCGCTGAGCGCAGCTGTCGATGTACCTGCATAATTGCCCGTCATCACAAGCGCTTGATTATAGGCTTGGGCTTCTTTGCTACCCTGGGTATAACCATAGGCCAATACGCCTAACGCAGCGCCTGCGGCACTGGCTGCTGTACCTATGGCGATAAGTCCTGGAGACAATGGCGGCATTGACAACCCGAACCCATCAATTGCGCCTTTGGCGTTCTTGACGAAGTCGGCACTCGTGTTGAAACTCCCTGCCATTTCGAGCAGGCTGCCACGTGTTTGCGTAGCGCCTGCTTGCAGTGCGGCCAAGTTGCCAACGGCGGCTTGGACTGAACCTGATGCAAGCGTAACGACACTCGCCAGCGCTACCATTTGCTGAGCCAGTTCAGCCTGGCTTGCGCTAACGGCCTGAACGTGTTGGCTTGTCTGCAGGGCACTGTCCTGCAGGGTCACCAAGATCGAACTCCACGCGATACTTGTTTCACGCGCCGCCGCTTCTCCACGCTTGATCGCGTCGGTCAATGCATCCAGATTGGCAGCGGCTTGAACAACGTCATTTGAATCGACCCGTACTCCAAATTCGGCAATGGTCGTCATAGTTTACTCCGCGGTTTCGGCCATGGCGGCCAGGGCTTCTGCCTCCATGACACGCAGATCGGAAAACAGCGCGGCCAGCGCGTGGCGGTCGATGCCCAGCATCGAGGCCACCGCCGGAACCACGCCATAGTCCAGCCCCGTAGGGCGCCCCGAGCCTTGGCGCCATTGCGTGCCAAGGGCTTCGAAGAGCCGGAACGCAGGCCAGGCGTCCGGCCAGACCTCCACCGTCTGCTCAGGCAGGTCGGTGGGGGTCAGGCCGAAACTGGCCAGCTGTTCGGCATCGGGGCTGCGTGCATAGATCGCCCGGGCCGCCGCTCTCAGTTTCCCAGGCGAGCCGGGGTGTAAGCGGCCTGGTAGGCCTCGATGACCGCCTTTGGCGCACCGGCGCAGGCCCCGACCAGTTGGTGCAGCGCGGCGACGTCGAAGGCGTCGTCCAATGCCCAACCGGTGACGATGGCCTGGAGCTGGTCCACCTGGAACTCGATTTCCTGGGCGGTGATCTCGGCCCAGCGCACGCCGGGTTCGCTGGCACGAGCGGTCAATGCCTCGCGGGCGGCGTTCCAGCGGTCGAACAGCTCGGCCAGGGCCAGGCGGTCCAGGTAGCGGAACTCGAACTCGACTGGGGTCGATTCGCCGCCGACCCGCGGCAGCGGCACCGACGCGGTGAACGTCGGGTCTTGCGCAATTTTGATCGTGGTCATGGCGGCTCCTTAGGCAGCGGCGAGGTAGCGCAGCGGCAGGCCCGACAGCGCGATGCTGAGCGTGCGGGTCATGAGGCTGTTGCGCTCGAGGGTCGGGGTGCTGGTGAGGCTGACGTAGCCGGGGTAGAGAATCTGGTCACCGTTGGGCAGCTTGAGACGGACCACGGCCAGCGTCTTGGTTTCGCTGTAGGACTCGACCAGCCCGACGTACGCCGCCGTGGGCTGGTCCTCGACGGTGATCGCCAGGGTGCTGGGGGTGCGGTTGGTGGGGAATTGACGGTCGACGTCGTCTTCCAGGTAGCCGACGGTCAGGTACTGTTGCTCACCGCCCGAGGAGGTGAACGCCGTGACCTTGGAGATCGGTGCCCAGCCCGTGACCGGGGTGACGGCGCCCACGCCCGCGCCGGCGCCATATCTGTCGGCGCGCGAGGTGTCGAGACCGCCCAGGGCGAAGGTATCGGTCGCGGCCTTGCTGACCCGGGCGGCGCGATCGTTGATCAACGACCAGCCGGAGTTGACCAGCAGCACGTCGTCGTTCTTGAGCTTGTGGCCGGCGGCGGTGGCCACCGGTGGGTTGGCGTTGCTCAGTGCGGTGAAGGCAACGGGAGCGCCCAGGGCACTGGCGATTTCGAGAACAGCGCCGTTGGGGAGGGAGAAACGTGTAGCCATGGTGATTTTCCTTTTGGGTAGAAACGAAAAAACCCGCACGGGGCGGGTTGGGGTTTACTGCGGGGTGAAAGCAGAGGGGGACGTGCGCAAGGACTCACGCACGGTGTAGGGAGAAGGCCGCGTCAGGCACCTTCGCCCTGGTCAGGGCTCGCCTTTGGCCAGCGCCTCGTCCGCCTTGTCCACGGCCTGGGTCGCTGCCGTGGCCGCACGCGCAGCCTTGGTCACGGCGACATCCGTGCGACGGGCCAGCTCGTCCAGGCGGCGATCACGCTCGCTCAAGGCCGTATCGTAGGCGCGTCGAATCTCTTCGACCTGCCGGGCCTGGACCTCGGCGAGCGTCCAGCAGGCCGCTTGATAGCCCAGCACGACGCCGCCGCTGAGCAGCAAAGTCGCGATCAGCCAGACCTCGACCCGACGCCACCAGCGTCGGGCCATGAATTCCAATGCACATCGGTCCATCAGGCGCTGCCTCCTATCCGCGGCCGAAGCCGGGCGATCTCTTCGCTCTGGGTGGTGACCTTTTCGGTCAGGCGCTCGACCTGGCCGGTCAGCGCTTCGATCTTGCCTTCCATGCGGCCCACGGCGGCGGCGAGCTCATTGCGTTCCTTGGCGAACTGATCGGCACGCGCTTCGGCCTGCAAGCGCGCCTCGCGCTCGGAGTCGAGCAGCTCGTTGAGGCGCCGGACCACGCCGATGTCGGCCGTGTCCATGGCCCGGTCGGCAGCATCCTTGGAGAGAAACTTGCGCAGCCAGAGAAAGCCGCCCAGCAGCACGGTGCCCGTACCGCCCAGCCAGGTGGCTGTGCCCGGGCCGAAATCGGAAGGGTCCATGGGGTCTGTCCAGAAGCAGAGACTGCACGGGGCAGTCGGAGAAAAGAAGCGAGCCTGTCGGCGCGCTGAAGCCGTACGAAGCAGGAAGCGCGTGATGCCCCCTGGCCTCAGCCGAACGCTGGGGCGAGCCTTTTTGCAGGCACAAAAAAACCGGCTCAGGGGCCGGTTTCTTGATCCGCTTCGCGCTGGGCGAAACTTCGAAAGTGAGGAAATCTTGCCACCAGCCGCACCGGAGCGCAACCCCCCTCACGCACTTTTTTTCATGACCTGCAATGCGTCGATGACCGGCGCCAGCACCACGGCATCGAGGTCCTCGCAGCAGGCGAAGATCAGGCTCACGGCGCCGCCCCAGTTGCGCGTCCAGTTGGTCGACTCCAGCGCCACGCCATAGTGCGCATCCAGCCAGGCGCGGAAAGCTTCCGGCGCAGCCAGCGGGTCGGCGTTGGCCGATTGTCCGCCCTGATGCATGTACCGATAGCGTGCCATGACGCCCTTGACCACGTAGTCGAGCTGCTCGCGCTTGGCAGCCGTCATGCGGGGCGAGCGTTGCTGCACCAGCGTGAACACCACCTCCTGAGCGACCTCCTGGGTGTCGGTGTCCAACTGCGGGCAGTACATGAAGTCGCCGAACGCCTTGAGCGGTCGGCGCAACGTAGCGATGGCGGCCTGGACCCTGCCGGCCAGGGCCTGGTGGGCAGCACGGCCCGCGCCACGCTGCCCAGTGGTGACCTGCACGCGTGTACCCAGCGCGCCCAGGCGCTCGAGCGCGCGACCTTGCTGGTCGGAAGGGGTGTGGTAGCAGTCGTGCCAGGCTTGTCGTGCCGTGTTCAGGCGCATGTCGAGATCTCCGTGGCTCGGCGTTCCGGTCAGGCGCAGGCGGCGCTGGACGCGGAGGCCGAATGGACGCCAAGGCGTCGCGTGTTGAAAGGGGCTCATGACAGGCGCCAGAGGCCGCCTTGATAAGCATGCTTATACTGTAGAAAGAAGCATGCTTATTGGCAAGAGGATAAGCAAACTTATACACTGCCCCCATGAAGACACTCGCCGAACGCCTCAAAGCCGCCCGCCAGCATGCCCAGCTGACCCAGAAAGCCCTGGCCCAGCAGGTGGGCGTGGAGCAGCCGGTCATCTCCCAGCTGGAAACGGGCAAGAACCTGCAAAGCGCGCATTTGCCCAAGATCGCCCACGTCTGTGGTGTGAACGCGATCTGGCTGTCCGAGGCGCTCGGCCCCATGCTGCCCGAGCGCACGACGCCTGCGCCGCAGACCAATGTCGCGCCGACCGAGCAACCCACCCTCACCTTCCGCTACCCGGTGATCAGCTGGGTCGCCGCCGGGGCCTGGGCCGAGGCGGTCGAGCCCTTCCCGCCTGGGTTTTCCGACCGGTACGAGCTGTCCGAATACGACGCCAAGGGCACCGCGTTCTGGCTGGAGGTCAAGGGCGATTCGATGACGGCGCCGGTGGGCCAGAGCATCGCCGAGGGCACGTTGATCCTGGTCGACACTGAGGCCGACGCGCAGCACGGCAAGCTGGTGATCGCCAAGCTGGCGGACAGTAACGAGGCGACGTTCAAGAAGCTGGTCGAAGATGGGGGGCGGCGGTATCTCAAGCCATTGAACCCGGCCTATCCGACGGAAATGTGCGCGGGCGACTGTCGGATCATCGGGGTGGTGGTGCGTGCCTTGATGAAGCTCTGAACCCGAGCGACAGGCACGTTGAAGCGCCAGCCACCCAGGTTTCGGCGTATCTGGGCTAGGCCTTGCGCTTTGTCGGCTGTACGCCGTCTCCACCCGCCAAGACAGGCGTCCAAACAGTCCTACATTTCCGTTGCCAATTTCCTACACCTTCACTACTGTACACATATACAGCAGTAGAAATGGAGGTTCACATCATGCTTCATCAGCCCGACTTCACCCAGACCAAACCCCGCACCTATGAGCAGATCGGTCATCGCGTCCAGCGGCTCATCGCCGACCCGCGCGTCCAGCGCATCCAGAGCATCACGGTGTCCAGACTGCCCAACGAAGACCCGGCAGACTGGCGACGCGTGTTGCAGGAATTGACCGAGACCGCCGGGGTGCGTGTCGACGAAGTGGAGAACGGTGCGGTGAAGATCGGCTGGCGCGACTACTGCGAAGCCTGA